CAGAAACTGTCGATGGAAATAATTTTTCATAGAGGTCTTTACCGGATGTTTTTCCAATTTTATTAGAAAATTGTCTATTTGTATTTTCTGAACCCTCTACCGCAAAAGTCGCACTTCCATTTAAGCCGTTAATATTATTTGATTTAAACTGTGATAACTGTTTCAATCTTCCAGATTTTGCCTTAGCGGGCTTTACGGATTTGGCAGTACGATCAGGTCTTTTTCCTCTTGTTGTTCCACCCCTTTGCAACCCCTGTCTTTTAGCATCTTTCTTTGAAACAACAAACTCTCCACCTTCAAGCTCTGCTATAACTCCACCTTGAGCATGAGAAGGGCCGTCAACAAATCCACCCTTAGCAAACTTAGGGATAATGCCACCGTCTGCTCTTCTTCTTCTTCTGATCGGCAATGGTGTTGAACCACCGCCACCACCACGAAGTAAAATAGCAGGAAGTTTATTTAATGCCGCTATAAGTTGTGTGGATTGAGTAGCTAGGGCGTTTGCAGAAGTTACAAGCGTAGACTGAGTTGCGTTTAAGGTTGTTAAGCTCGTACTCATAGCTGTTAATGCCTGAGTGTTTTTGTCTGTAGCTATAGTATTTTTACCTAAAGCTGCTATAACCTGTTTGTCTGAGGCTTGTTTTGCAGCAGCGTTTTTCTTGCCAGCTTCACCACCCGCTGTCGCTAGATTTCCAACAGCTTGACCTACACCTCCTGCACCTCCACCCTTTTTAAGTCCACCAACAAAACCTTTTGAAAAGTCAAATGCAGCACCAGCCAGTTTGATCCCAGCAAAAGCTGTTAATAAAGGAAGTGCGGGCCTTAATGCGTCAGTAAGCGTTAATATGGCATTGGCAGCAGATATGGCGGTTTTTGCTATAACCTGAAAAGTTTGTGACTGACTAACATCACGAATTAACTTTCCAAACCTTTGCTGCAAGTTCTCGATCTGAACAGCAAGTGTCTTTGTCGCAATAGCAACATCTTTACTGATACTTTCTGTTCCCGCTAAGGCAACCCCTCTTGCTCTTTCTGCTTTTTCAAATTCTCTCAATGCTGGAAGCAATTTACCAACCTGACGCACACCACCAAGTTCTTCTACAACCTTAGCCAACTGTAGCGTGTCTAAGCCGCCAATTTCGCTAGAGATTCTTTTTAACGATTCAAAAATACCAACAAAATCACCTTCTGCTAAACCAAACTTCTTAGCGTCAGCAGCAGTAGCACGAAGTTGAACACCAAACTGCTCCAAGAATTTAATCGTTTGAGGTCGCTGAATCCTTGTGAAAATGGTTCTCAAGCCAGTGGCGATAGTATCAGCAGATTCACGAGTAGTAGATCGAACAGCAGTAAAAATACCAATAAGCTCTCTTAGTCTTTCTTCTGGTGCTCCAAGCTGAACGCTGGACGCAGCAAACACACCACCAGCACGACGAATAACAGAAATCAAATCGTCCGCTTCAACAGCAAAGCTTTTGGATACGGCATTAAGCGAACCAAGAACAGATTCTGCCCTTCCTGCCGAAAGGTTAAACTGAGCTAATGCAGCGATCACACCTTCAGTGGTCTTTTGAATATCGCCAAAGGTGGCAGCAAGAGACGCTCTAGAAACAGCCTTGATAGACTTAGCAACCTGATCAATTGACTGACCTGTTTGTGCAAATGTAACAGATACTTCAAGCAACTTATTAGCGTCAATACCTAAGCTAGTAGACAATCCATCAATCGTTCTTGTCAAACCTTTTAATTGTTTGTCTGTAGCTCCTGTAACCTGAACAACACGAGCAAGTTCTCTCTCAAACTTTACTGCCTCGCTTGTTGCATTAGAAATAGACCTAACCAAACCAAACACAGCACCAGTAGCAATCGTAAACGCAGAAAACCTTCTAACAGCTAAAGCAGCATCTTTACCGAACTCTTCCAACTGAGAACCAGCCTTAGCAGCAGAGCTACCAACAGAATCTAAACTTTTAGATGCCTTTTGGTTTTGTGAAGATAGATTCTTGGAAAAATTACCAAGGTTTTTACCGGCCTTTGATAAGGAATTGAGTGCTGTTGTTGCTGTAGTTGCGTTTTTGTTTAGAGATGTTAAAGTAGCATTAAGGGTATTTAGGCTTGAATTTAATTTGCCAAGATCAGCGGCTGCATTTTTAGGAACCTTGAGATTCACATCTACATTTACTCCAGAAAGCTGCTTTGATATAGAGCTTCTTACCTTCTGAATATTTTTTGGGCCACTAAGTATTACTTGTGCATTTATATTAAAAGCCATATTATCTACCTTATAAACAAAAAGCGACCGGATTCTCAAATGTTAATTTAAGAAAGGGTCGCTTATCCAAGTGTTATGATTTAACTACTTCTACTCAGTATCCTTGGCAGCAGCAGTAGCTTTTTTTCTGGGTTTTCTTTTAGGTTTTGGGGCTTCTTCGGCCACCACCTCTTCTTCTGTCTCTTCATCTTTTTCCTCATAAAAAGATTCGTCAATAGGCTTGCCGTTTTCGTCTAAAAACGGAGAGTGCTCTACATCGAAGTCTCCTTGATCGGTTAGCTGTCTACCTTCAAAGTCAACATAAATAAACTCTTCTTCGGAAGTCCACTGGATGTAGTTTCCGTATTCATCAATATGTCTTCCTTCGGTATCAACCAACCTTTTGTCTTTGTCTACTAACTGACCGTCCTCGTTGGTAAACTTGAATTTCTTTAAAAACTGGTTTTCTGGAAGTTTTGAGTCAACATCGTCAGAATCAGATATTAAGTAGTAGAACTCTGTAGCACCCATTCCGGCTACGGGGTCTCCCTGATTCATCAAATAATCAGTTAAACCGTTCTTAAAATACAAGTCTCCACTATCATTATACACCAAGCAGTTAGCAAATAGGAAGTTAAATCTTACCGCATCTGCCTTTCCTTCACATGTAATAGAATCTAGGTCAGTTCTAGAAGATAGCATATCTACCATTTCTGCCCTTTTTCTTCTCATATCAACCGCTTTTTCTTTAGCCTCAAGGAGTGGAATTCCACCCTTAGCCAACTCGTACTCTAAGTTGACAACTTCTTGTCTCAGGGCTTGATATCTTGATTCTCGGTCGTCCGACCATAATTTACGCTTTCTTAGCTCCTCGTCAAGCTGATCACGCAAAATAGTACCGGCAGACAACTCTTCGTTGAATGTTTTCCTTCTTACTTCATTGGCTTTAGTTAGTTGTTGCATACTAGGTCTAATAACCGCGTATTCCTTGCCATCATAATCAAAAACTCTTTTGTCTTTTGAATCTGTCATTTTAAACTCCTACTTTTCCTTGTTTATATCAAACTTTGTAACATAACGGTTCCAAGAAAATGAATATTGACTAAGTTCACTTTCTGCGGCTCTTAGGTTTGAACCACCATTATCTAATATCTTTATTCTAGCTGACTTCCAGCTTTCCCTAAACTTTTTTTGATCTTCAGTTAGATCGTTGTAATCTAACCCATGCCCCCATAGCCACCCAAACTCTTCTTCAAAAACAGCTAGTGATCCTATGATGGTTGTGTTAAATTTTTTCTTTATATTATTTTGCAATCTTTTTTTAGAAAAATCGCCATAATCTTGTGATTCCATTTTATTATCCCTTAAAGCGATCAGCCATTTGCTTCATTGCCTCTGATCTAAGTTCTCGTTTTACATCAGGAAGGTCTTGCTCTTCTAGTTTGCCTTTTTGTTTTACAGCCACGTCTCTTTGACGCATTTTCATTCTTTCATTTATGCCGTTTATATCTCTAATTTTATCTGCTTCTTCTCGACTGCCAGCAACTACAAAAGTTTCTCCTTTTCCTCCTTTATTAGCACCCTTTTTGTTGAGTATGCTATCAACTTCTCTTTGTTTTCTTTCTTTTTCTGATTCTCTTCTTAGTTTTGCAAACCACCCGTCTAGCATGTCGTCATCCTCTATAACTTCTTCAGAAGGTCTTTCAGGATTTTCGTATACATTATCGTACATTCTAGAGTACATTATTAAGCTTTTTTGGTCAGTCGACAAGTCAGAAGCACAAATCCCAAAGCAAGAACTTTTAGAGACAGACCATATACTTCTGAAGGGTTCTGTTCTGCATATCTCTCTGTATTCTTCTGCGTTAAGAATATTATTTGCCGCAAAAGTTAAAAATCTCTGGAGTATATAATTATCGCTTTCCCCCCAATTATTATAGCTGTAAACTTGCTCGTTTGTTTCTGAACGTATACAAATTGCCGCAAGAAAATCAGACCTGCAATTTTCAGCGTGAGCTTCAAGCGTCATGTGGTCAAGTGAGAATTTTTTTATAATACTTTTATTGATACCGTTTTTAATGGACTTTATTTTTGACCTTAGTTGTCTTTTTTTTCTATCATTATAAAGATTCTCATACAACTCAATTTTTTGAGTATCAAGATACTCATTAAGCTTTTCAAGCTCTTTGTCGTTGCTGGGACTCCAGATTCCCCGATCAAGCAAATATTTATCAGCTTGTTCTCTTGTTATGAGATCGCTAAAACGAGTATCGTTCAACGCTTCTAGATAGACCATTTCAGCCATAGCCTTTTGGTCTTTATTAGGATTAGATATAGAATATATACTACCGTCTATTTTTAGATAGACTTTTCCTGAGCATATTCTATTTACAGCAGATGTTTTTTTACCTTGATCCATATCCTAAGTCCAAAAAACAGGGGAGGGGTCGCCTCCCCTTGAATATTATTAAATGCCTTTTGTTCCAGCACCTAGATAATTTTCTCTATTGCTCCACCAAGTTTGGCCGTCAGCATTAAAGTTATCACCAGAGTGAAGAACTGTAAAGTCATTGAATGTCTGGTAAGAATACGTAACAGATACGTTTCCTCCACCAGCGTCACCTCCACCATAAGTAACAGAGGAAAGTTTATTTTTCTCACCAAGATAGATTCTAGTACCTTCGCAGGTTGCGATTCTAATTCTTTGGTCGGTAAGATTGCTTGCAGTTACACAAGCTGCTGCACTTCCACAGTCATCAATAGCGTTAACCTGATCACCAGATACAGAAGTAACTTCAATATCACATGTAACTTCTACAGGGAAGGTAACAGTCTTTGCATAAGGGCTTCTAGCACCTAGCTCAAACAAGTCTTCACGAGCAAGGTCAGTAGAAACTGTAATAGACGAGATGTGAGCCGTTGCACTTTTTACACTATCATCAACGCCAAAAATATCATTTGGTAAAATAGTATAGTCTGCATTGCCTGTTTCACTTGCTTGCGAAGCAAAGATCATATTCTCTCTACGGTTTACTCCACCAGAACCGATTGGTGCATCGTTGTTTCCAGCAAAGAAGCCTGTTGCTGCACCAGTTGCCCAAGGTGTTGTACAATTCGTGTCGTCGTAGGTATCCCAAACCTTGGTGTTTCCCGCAAGTGTTATGTCTTCAGAAAAATTATCTTCTAAAGGAAAACTGTAACTTACAGAAGAAACAGTTAGTCCAGACATTTCTACAAAAGTTACTGGGTCGCCGCTTACCGATTGATCTGTCTCAGGCCAGATACCTAGCTGAACTATAGTCTCAGCAGGTGCTCTTTCAGCAAGAGATGGTCCAGCAAGATTGGCTCCAGCCGCATCAGATGCAGAAGCAAGACAGAATAGTAGCGGATATCCATCCAAAACTTTTGTCATGGAAATCTCAACGGTTGGAATTCCCTCAATATTCTCATATATCGCAAGTTGCCCCAATTCAAAAGCCTGCTCTAAGTTAAACGTAGTTGTTGTACTTACAGACTGTACGCCGTGAGCCTCTCTGAAAGTCGTTGATCCCGGCTTTCGAAAAGTCATTTGTTGAATTGGATAATAAATTCTATTATTAGCCATTTTATACTTCTCCTAAAAAGATTTAAAGGTATATTATCTTCTCAGATAAATACACCATATTTGTTATTTATGCCATTATTACCTCAAAAGTAGCCCTAACAGTGCCTTGGTGCAACCTACTGGTCGAACTCATCTCTGTTACAGCCATATTGAAATATCTAGCTTTTTTGAAACGATACGAAGAAACCATTTCAGAATACATTGTGGGGTTTGGAACAACCATCCCCCTATAATCTAGCGGATAGCCTGTAGCGGAAGCTACTTCGTTGTTGTCATACATCCAGATAGTTCTATCTTTCTCTAAAGATATTATATCTAATAGCTGGTTTCTCCACCATCTAGACTCTGACAAAACATGAAAAAGCACATCCTGATATACATAGTGTCCTACAGTACCCATTTCATACGGCCTAAAAGTTCTTCTAGGAACCGCCTCTATAACTACTGCTGGCAACTGAACTCTATGGTTAGATAGTATCTGCCAGTTGCCTGATCCTACATCGTATAAGGTAGGGTCGTCTACCCGAAGAGAACCATATTGTAGTTCGTCCCACCAAGGGGCTTGATCTGCAATGTAAACCTGAACATTTCTGTAAGCATAGTTCATTTGAACTGAGCTATTTTGGTTTACAGGAGAATCAAAAACTACTCTTCCTAGCGGATAATTATAGTGATGCCCATATGTCGCATCACCAGTCCCGTAAAAGGAGTTATCTACATAAACACCAGTGAGTTCTGTCGGTTGGGTTGAATACTCGACTCCAGTTTCCCATACCCAGTCTTTTCTTGCCCCTTCCCAAACTTGACCTAGAGTGTATGATGGGTCATCGACGAGTCGCAGTCTGTCGAAAGTGCCACCATAAGCACCAGAAGTTGGAATGGAAACATTACTAAACCCGCCAATCCCTAGAAGCCCCCAATCTAAGTAAGTTTTTAAATTACTCTCGATTTGAGACATCAATAGGGTTTCCCCTATTTGACTAACAAATTTATTTAACCTAGTATAGTCTTCTTGAGCCATTATTTTATTCCCTTTTGAACTTCTCTTGTAACAACTCTCTCTATCGTATTTTCAATATCCGATAAAGACCTAGTTACAAAGTTATCCACCGCTGTTCCTGCATATTGGGGAGGAACGCTCCATCCCCCTCCTTGTCTTTTTGCCATTATCCCTAGTCCAGTCCTGCCTTGATTACTCGGCACAAAGTCATATTCAGATACTATTATTGAAGTGCTTTCGAGAAGCAACCATCTTAGCCATTCAATAACACCACTTCCACGATTTGATGCGTAAGTAAACGAAGATTCGGTCAGTGATAAAACATCACTATAGTCAGATTTTATCATACCTATAGAAATTTTACCAAAACCCTTATTCTTTGAATACACTACTTTTATACTTTTCGACCACGTTTCAAGTATAGAGTCCAAATTGCTAATGTTTTGGATACCTAGCTCGCCCCGTAGGGTTCCACCAATTACCTCTTGCCAAACTATAGAATTTTCTATGGACTGTCGTATTTCCAATCCTAATCTCTGTTCTATTCTATTAATAATGCCAGCCATAGACTTTGCTATCTTGGCATTTATTTCTTTGTTTATATTTTTGTTAAATTCTGCATCAAAATTAGGTAACGTTATTCCTAGTCTGACCATATGTATCACCTAATGTAAATTGATTGCAATGCGATTATCCAGATTTTTTCCAAGTGCAGCTTACAAACTCACTACTAAATCCGCATGGGGTAGGTTCGCCCGCCCTTTCATATCTGTGTCTAGCGTATGACCCAAGCTGAGTAGCAACAATAATTTCTTTTGCTCTTTTTATCTTTGGGGTATTTTCTGCAAAAGTCATTGTCTGGATCATTCCATCTGGATTCTCTACAGTACCTACATTCATAAACTGTTTATAATCCCATATAACCATGAGGTTCAAGTCTTCAGACGACTCCACTCCCCTCTTGCCCTGCCCGTTGCACATGGGGCAAATAGAGCCGAAAGGGAAGGGGACAGAACCACCGTCTTGAAACTTGTTGGAAGATTTTCTTCCGATTGGGTCATAAACGCAGTTTACGCAATCTTCGTACCTTGTTACTCCATAGTATAAAGTACATGGAACTGTGCAGGCATCATCATATATTAATGCTGATATTGCATTAGTAAAAATCTGCTTAAAGTCGCTACTGATTATTCCACTAAAAGGATTCATTTGGATACCTTAAATTATTGGCAAGGAGCACAGCCTGTAAATCTAGAATCATATTTGTCGTTTATAGTACCAGTGGTTGGAAGATTAGAAACATAAGTATCAATAGTATAATTAGCCCCTAAAGTCACACCACTTGTCGCACCTTTTGGTGCAGCAACAACAATTGTTCCGTTCTTTACTTCTGTTCCAGCACCCTTTGGCTGATATATAATTGTCATTTTAAAATCTTTCTTATTTAGTTTTTAGGTTTTACCAGTATACGTTTTGAGGAGCCTGTGCTCCACCCTCTCCATCGTCACCCATAGGAGGGTAAAAATCATTTGAAACAAATGGAGACATTACAGCACGAAGAATACGTTTTCCTTCATAGCTAAAGTTATATCCGTCCTTGAGGTCTTCATAACTCTTGCATGGGCCAGCAGTTAAAAGGTCTTTCAGGTATTGTCCATATGAACTTGTATTTAGGACTGCTGGGCCACATCTAGCCTGTACACCCTGTAGCAACGCAGAATTTCTAAAGTTGCCCTCGTCTGCAATGCACGCAGCTTTAAGAACCATGAAGTTAATGAACTCAACTCCATCTGCTTGCCCTATTGGGTCTGGCGTTATAGTATTTTGTTCTACATCAACTATGTAATTACTAGCAAAGTTAATGTCAATAGGAAGAAAATAAGCAGACGTTATTAGCAGTTGTTCTAGTCTACTATTACTGTATTTTGCTTCACCGCACCCTGCATCATTTAGCATAGTGCGAAGCATTATCAAACTCGTATTTTGCCATGTTGCCATTATTTATTACCTGTCAGTTACCTTGAGTAGACCGTCCCCCTGAAGAATTTGACCTCCAGAAGTGTTAACTAAAATCTCTATTCTATATTTAAGACCTGCGGTTCCACCTTCTATCCAAAGTGTAACTCTACTGTCTGTTGCGTTTCCGTCTATAATTAATGGTGATGTGATTATTAAGTCAGAAACACCACCATCTATTGTTTCAGAAGTTATTTGATCAATTGTGGTTATTGTTTCTGAGGTAGCCAATAGGCTCGCGAATTCCATAGAAAATTTTCTTTTTTCTGCTGGTTGCTTGCATAGCTCTTGATTTGCTGTTACACCCATACCTTACTCCAAAGTTTAATTTCTTTCTTTAAGTGTCCAAAGGCTACCTAGACCTTCTTCTATCTTCCACAGGTTTCCGCTGTTGTCTCTGATCCACAGTTCTCCACAGTCGTCGATAGTCCACAAAATTCCACGTCTATCTAGCGTCCAGAACTGAGTTTTTCCAAATATCTCTATAGGTATTTTCTTGTTTACCTTTAGAGTTGTGTCTCCAATTATCTCTATTGGTATACTGTTGTCTACCAATATTTTTTTAAGTTTTTCTACAGGAAACGAGTATGAAAATGATACTGGAGTAATCGCCGTATCAAAATAATACCAACCAAAGGTGGAAACCGGAGTCAGATTATCAGATAAAGTTTCTTCAGTAAACCAGCCGTTAGTTGATATTGATGTTAAATCAGTACCAATCATCAGCTTCTATTCCTCTCGTTGCCAGACTTAGTTAACGTATAAAGTACGGTTGAGTTGTCTTGAGCGTAAAACTCAAATACACCCGTGGCCGATTCTACTATTCTCCCTTGAGCCATTGATAATAATATCCCCATTATATCTTCGTATGGCACTCCATCATATGTTGTGCTGTTTAATTCACTTACAACTCCAGTAGGTATTGTTGTGTTAAGTGTAGTTGTTTGCTGGTCGATCTTTTCTGTAGTTGCGATACCCGCATTAACTAAATCCTGCGTATTTACAGCTATAGCATCAATTAGGTTCGATACTTCAGCTTGTGCTAAATCTACCCCTTTCTCTGTAGAAAAGGGACTGCTAAAATCGTCAGAGAATATGTTTCCTACAAAAGTTGTACCTTCTGATATTTGTATTCTCCAGTCGTTAATTGTAAAAAATGTGGAACCAAGAAATTTGCCTTCTACAGTGGGGTCACCACCAACAGACCTACAAGCGGATAGAAATTTTAAATAGTCCCTTTCCTTTGTCCACTCTTTCCAAGATGAATAAATATCTTCTTTTATGTTTATGTTTAGCTCGCCATCATTGACTATTATAAGTTTATTAGGACCATCAAATGTCACCTTGTGGTAAAGTGTCCATAGGTCTTGATTTTGAGGCCAGCTATGATGAAACATCAATATACCATTTCATTTAAATTTAAAGTCCCAAAAAAGTCTCCGCTAGTGCCTGCCGTCATTGCTTCGGCAGTTATCGCTATAACAGGCTGAGTTACATTATCCGATAGTACAGTTGTTAATATGCTTTTTTGAGAATACGGAGTAAAATTTTCAAATTCATGACTACAAACCTCTCCACCTTTGACAATGGTTGCGTATTGTTCAACACCTGATGTCGCTGGTGATAAAAATCCAGTTGGCTCATGATTGATCTCAGTAACCGAAGAATCTGAAATACTATTATAGCTTCCACCAGCAGTAAAGCAAAGGTTTCTTAGGCGTATATTGAAGATACCGCTAGAGGTTAGTGGATTTGAACCTACGGTTAAATCTTCTGGAAAAACTAAGCAGTGATTTACCTGTCCATTAAATGTTGCTTTTGGTCTTATAGACATAATAATTTTTTCTCCATCACCAAAGGCTACTGGTGTGGCAGATGGACATGTGACAGAAAAGGAACCAAATTGTCTTTTGATAGTACCTGCAAGTTGAACAACAGCACATGTAGCTTTTAGTTCGCTAGAGGAAGCAGCGGTATCTGTATTTTCACACTCATATCTAATTGGCAACGTTCCTTGACGCATGTAAGGATTAACTTCGTTGTTTGGGTTTTCAAAAATATGGCAAATCGTTTTTCTACCATCTTCTTCGTAAATACCGAATCTAGCAACACCTACCCCTAGCCATTGAAAATCAAGCCAGTAAAGATTTTCTTTTGTTATATCCAAATCAAAGTTTGTTGAACCATCAAGCTCGTCGCGATTCCAATCTGATTGTATTACCCTTGTGTCTACAACAGAACCAGTAGTATTAGAGCGGATTACAACATATAAATCTGTTCCATCAAGCTCCCAAAAAAGACCATTTTCTGAATCAAAATAACCCCATCTTCTTCTTACCCCTGCTTTTCCAGTATCCCCAAGAGCTAGAGTCTGCATGACTTTACTCATTGTTCCCGGTTGGTACGGGTGATAAAGATGGCTTTGTCTAGTTACTAAATCTCCACTTGCAGAACCATTTGTATCGAGAATAATTGATCTTTGATTGGCTGCATAATTTAAAACTCCGCTACCAGCAGTAACATCATAAAACTCATTTGGTCTTTCGTCGTATGCGTAAACATACTGTCTAGAACTTTCCGTAGGCTCACTGATTAATCCACCAAAAGTGCTAAGAGCAGGAGAACCCTCATCAAACCTTGTAAAAACATCGCCGTTTCTGTCAATTTTTGCAGAATTTGCTGGGTCATCTCTATCAACAATAGTGCTTTTTTGATAGTACAATTCTGGCAGTTCAGCGTCTGCTTTAACTGAAGCGATAACCGATATACCAACAAGTAGATTTTCCAAAACTCGAAAGTCTGCCGTTACAGTAGATAAATCTAGAAATAACTCACCTTCTCCAGCAGCAAATCCAGCACGCTCAATCCCAGTTATTACACCTGTCGCACCAGAGTCAGCACCAATAACAGTCTGTCCTTTTTCAAATTTTGTAGAGCCTTCGCCCTCAAAAAATATTACCAGTCTACCGGCAGCGGCAGATTTTTTACCTGTGCTGTCTGGAGGTAGTCTGATAAAACCATTTTCATTTATAGCCATTGTGATAACCTTTTGTTTGTTCCTATTTATGATTTATAAAAATGCCTGCCCCATATACAATATTATATACAGAGCAAGGCATTAATATTAGGTAGAATTACGGATTGCTAAAGTTACGTTCAAGAGCAGATACAAGAGAGAAAACGTTAGTGTTCTGTCTTGTTACAGTACCAGCAGTAGAAACGTACTGGGCTGTACCTAGCCCGATAGCAACAATAGTTACTGGAGCGTTTTCTCCAGCAGATGCCGAACCTCTTTGAGTGTTGTTGTCAAAATCAAACTCAAAGTCTACAGGAGAAACTGTAATGTCTGCATCGACACCAGCTATCATATCAGAGTTGGACGTATCTTTTACGATGATAGCTTCATCAGTTCCGTAGTCACGTCCAGTATTATCACCAGCATCATCGTTAGTGAAGAATACAACGATTTTGGTATCGTCATCATCAATAATATTTTGATTAACTGAGATACTGATTGTTGAGATAAACGCAAAGTTTCTTCCAACACCTAGAACGTCTTCAAAGGTAACATTGTTTTTCTCAGAAGAGTTTAGGTTGTCGATAAACAAGTTCAGAGTAGTACCGTTAGGAGAAGCAAAGCTCATCAAAAGGTCTGTAATGTCACCACGGAAAGATGTGCTTGCTGTGTCAATATCTGAAACACCACGGAAATCTCCGTCATTTAGACTTGTTGCAAAACCTCTTCTTAGCTGCTTCTGAAGCCATTGATAACATTCAGCAAGAGTACCGTTGTTTCCGAACAATCTCCAGTTGTAACTGAACAGTTGGTCTTGAGGAGCACGTAAGAATCCATTCTCTCCACTAAGTGTAGGTGCAGTATCGCCAACGTCATTTGTTAGAACATTGTTCTGGAAAAGGCTGATTGTATCATTAGTAAATGTGGAAGTGCTGATTCCAGAGATTACATATGATCCATTGTTTGCTGCGGTGTTAGCACCACCAACTCTAATAATTCCACCAACAACGTATCCACTTCCTGAGAAGTCGGCATTGTCTAGGTTTTGAATAGTGTCAGGAGTACCAGCAGTAAACGTGAATCCACCAGCAGATGTTATATTGTCTGCTGTTTCTTCTTTGTACTGCAAGAACATTCCCGGTCTATAAACTTCGTAGTTAAACGCTGCTGGAGAAGCTACTGTTGGGAAGTTTTGGTCTTTGGTATCAAGAACTAGGGTTGTAGCGTTTGTTCTAGCTAGAACTTGGTATGTTCCAACATTAACAACCGAGTCGTCTACACCAGAAGCCAAGATTCCAACTACGTCTCCTGCTACTACACCTGAACTAACAAAGTCTGCACCGGCACTGACAAGATTTCCTGAATTTAGATCAGAACCACCAAACGCCTGAAGAGAACCGTCAGAAAGTTCAGCAGAACGAAGTCTTGATTTTACGCCAAATGTAACACTACCTTCAGTTGGTATGGCAACAGTCGGCTCTTGAAGTAGGGTCAAAGATGTTGCTGAATCTACAGAGACAACCTCAAAGAAGTCATTGTCAATTGCTGCGTCAACTCCACTAAGAAGAACAACATCCTTTACCTGAACTCCAGAAGCATTAAAGTCTCCAGCAGAAATATTAAATGTAAATGTGTTTTCTTGGGCGGTAGCAGCATTTGCTACAGTAGCACCGTCTGTTCCTTCTACTACATCGCTAAGACTTTGGTATACAGAAGTTCCACCTGCAAGCTCACCGTCTGTGGCAACAATCGCAGGGTCGTCGTTGTGTGTAACAGGGAATCTATTAACGATGGACTCAAGAGAGCTAACACCGATATCAGCAATCGCTGACTGTGTAAACGACTTTCCTTTTTTACGTGCAAAAATCTTTAGGAATGTTCTAAAATCATCTCCAGCGTCTACATCTCTAACCAGAATAGCCTGATTAACTGGGCCAGTCAAAACAAAGTTCTTAGGGTCAGTAGCTGTTCCAGATGTAGAGTCTACTTGCTGGTAATAAACCTGAGTGTCTGTGTCAAGAGCACCGAGAGTAATAACTCCAGCGTATTCTTGTTTGGTTGTACCCGCACTGTCTAGTTTAGCCCATCCACCAGTACGGATAAGCTCTCTAGTGTCATTGTCTCTCCAGTCAAAATCTCCGTGGGTAGCACCACCAATTTCAAACTGCTCTCTAGTAATAGATTCTAGAGGAAAAATGAACTGAATCAAATCAACAAAACCAGAGCCTGCTGTCTTCCACTCTTCTTTCAAGAATGAATAAACGGCCTGAAGTGTAGCACCATCAGTCACGGTTCCACCTGTTTCGGTAAGAACAGCGTAGTTGATGTCTGTTTCTCCGGTAGCACCGAAGGGTGAGTTTACTAGAAGTCCAGTCGATCCGACTAGTCCAGTAATAGTCCAGTGATCAATGTTTTGACCATTAAGGATAGTTAATATATCTCCAGACGCAACGCCAGAGGTTACAAAGTCTTGAGTAGCATCTTTGAACGCATAAGGATACGCTTGGTCACCTTGCGTTTCTCCAACTCCCGTTTCTGCCAAAAGGTTGTAATCAACCAATGGAGTAGAAGAAAGGACAGGCTTGATGCCTATCTTTTGATTATAATAATCAACTAAAACCTGCAATCTGTCTAGATTGTCAGGATCGGTTATAATCGCCATGTTTTATTCTCCATTTATCTTTATTTCCGGCATACCTAATGATGCCCTTTGAGACTGTTTCTTTCGCTCGTAGCGAACCATGATCCCACAATCTTGGCAATAAAGCTCACCAGTTTTGTGATCTATAAAACATTTTTGCATAAATCCTATACATCTAGTACATTTTTTGTCTGAACAATCAATGTTTTCTGGATGTGGGCAAAATGTTTGAATTAATCCATACTCTATTTTTTTCTCTGTCATTTAATACACCTTAGTCCTGTTTTTATGGGTTTTCGTAATTTCTATCAAAAACCTGATTAATCTTGATAGTATTTGGGGTTGATGTTAATGTGTTATTATTGGTTCTAAAGTAATCGTATTCTACTTTAAATACAACAATATCTACGTCAAAATTCCCCGTAAAATTGTAAGCATACTCAAATGTTCCGTCGTCTTCTGACTCTGTACTTGCTAAAGTAATAGGGAAGGTTCCTGTTGGGTCTGATTTGAATATTTGAACTTCCGATCCCACTACGATGTCTGTCAGAGTCAAGACTACCGTATTTTCAATATCTACTTGACTGTTTGCGTTTGTTGTTTTGAACGTAGCAGGGTTGGCATTATTTGTGGCTTGGATCAAGAGGTCTCCTGAAGTTGCCAAGCTAAAGTTAATATCAAAGTCATTATCTGAGAATATAAGGTTGTCATATATGAACGTTCCGCTGAACGGATGCTCAATAGCAGCACCACTTCCAACAGAGTTTGTATTTGATACAAAGCTAGAATTTTTGATATTGAACCCGCTGTTCCAAACAACCGCACCTTCCAGTCCGGTGCTATTTAAGAACGTAGAGTTTCTGATGACAACACCGCTAGAAGCATCAAGCTGTGAGCAACTATCAAAAACAGACCCGATAAATTCATGTCCGCTTGCTGGAAGATTCCAACTTAAACCACCTCTAAAGTTTCTTACTGTTGTACCGTAAATTAATGTCTCATCAGTATTGGCATCAGCAAAATTAAATTGTATATTGTAATCGTTATTGCCAAGAATGGTAAGTCCGTTTCTACCTCTGGCCGTATCTCCTGCACCAACCTTTTCGCCAAGCCTAACCGTTGTCCCAGACGTAGAATTACCTACTATAGAAATTTTTTGAAAATCGGTTGGTATAGAGTTTGCAAATCTTACAGTTCCGTCTGTAGCTATATATTGTGGGTTGTTAAAATCAACAACCCTGTTGATATCGTCAAATACAGTCTGAGCATTTAAACCGCTACCGATCTCTAAAACACCTTGATACTGAACAATATCAGAACTTGCGTTCAAAGACTTGATAACGCCGTACTGATTGTTTGCAGTACCCTCGTCTTCGTCAATTAAATCCTTAAAGCCTGCATTGGGAGTTCCGCTTCCATATATTCTTAACCCAGAACCAACATCAATAGCGTCGATAATCGCGGCATCAGCACCACCCTTCGCGTTGTTGTCGGCGACAAAAAAGATACCGATACCACGGATAGAAGATAAACTAGACGCTGCAAAGCTACCTCCAGACTGTGTGGGGCGAGTTGTTGGGTCGATAACCATCTTCTGGAAACCACCGGGATAATTTTCTCCACCGTAGAATGTCCACGTTGCCCAAGAGTTCGAAATATTAGCATTGTCTGTAATAACAATACCAAAGCCGCCTCTAGCGGTGCTGGTTATAGTCCCAGTTGAAGTGGGAGCAAGAAGAGCGTTGCCCCAAACCCAGATAAGCTGGCCTTCATTCGCACCACCAGAAGTAAAGTCAAAACTTGTAGTACCGCCATCGTCAAAACTTAAAAACTGTAGTTTGCTTGCGGATGGATAATCCATAGCTACCGCAGCACTACCCTGTTTAAACAAAGAGGCCAAAGCTTCAGATGGGCCAGCACCACCGCCGGTAATTTTAGTGGCTGTATAATCGGTAATGGATTGTGCTGCATCAGCCCTTGAGCCAATAAATTCAACTGTTAATGGAGTAGGCATTAGGTTGTTCCCCCTTGTACTTGAATTTCATAAAAACTATTCGCGGCAGCTTCTCCGGCAACTAGATTTAGTTTTAACCAAATACCTTGATATGAAGATGGGAGAATGTCGATTCCGGGAACACCGCTTAGTCCAGAGCCGTAAGCAGGAACACCTGTAGGCAGGGTCAGTCTATTGGCTATTGATTCTGTATATTGCTGAGACCTCTCTAAACCAAAGTCTACTATACTGTATAGGCCAGAGCTAACTTCTACAACTCCGGCAGAAAGCAATGCGTTTGTGGAGCTATTATTTTTTACAAATACTTTTTCATATAATGTTTTGTCTGCACCGCCAGCTAAGTTTGCAGTAGCATCGTAAAACGGTCTCCTAAACCCTGTCTCTCCAGAGTATATGCTGGCTATAGCTGAAGAGTCTTGAGTTTGCGATAAAGCAACATCTCCAACGGGTGAGGAGTCGATTGATGCGATCAGTATTCTTTCAAATACTTCATTTCCAGAAACTGCCGTAGTTCCGCTTATAGAAAAAGACTCAGAAAATATTGAACCGTATCGGTTTCTTCCGGTTACCGTAAGGGTTCCAGAATCAGCGTTATTATCGCTTTGTGCTGTAATTGTTCCCGTAGAGCCTATGTCTGTAAAGACAACTCTGACATTAGAATCTATATCTCCACCAGTAAGTGAAGAATCGTCAGTAGGCATATTCTGACTCGCGTATATTACTATGTCTTGTGCTGTTATGCTCATGTTATACCCTTAACACTTAATTTCCCAAATGGTTTCTCTTAACGACATCACCCAATCCAAAGTTTTTACATTCTCATTGTCTGCTACTCTTATCTCCACAGGAAGGCTATAATTATATGCTACATTGGTAATTAAAATAAAAGGTATGGTAGCTATTGGTTCGCTTGATATAGGTGAAAATCCCAGCATTTTTTTACCCGTGTGATATTCTTAGATATTGTCCACTTTGCCAAATCTGTCCACTGTTCAGAGGATCAGAATATTGAAGTCCTGACAATGTTATTGTGTCTGATTGCAGGTGTCCAAAATAACCTTCCCCCCATCTTCTATCCGCACTACCAAAATCAACACCAAGATCAGAATTTGGACGAAAGTATCTATAGACTGTAATATTTGCACTACCAAGAATCATGTATGTTGCATTGTTACGAACTAAAGTTATGTTTCCGTCGTTGGTTAAGTCCATTCTTGTTAGGCCAGCATTAACCCTTATGTCTTGACCAACACCAGTTCCAGCCTCTTGGGTTCCTATAACAAACGTTTCACCATTCCAACCCATATTCACATATTCAACATTTGCGTCACCTTCAGCACCAAGACGATAAAATCTATGATTTGCCCCAGTCTCCGAAACTAAGTCGTCTGAGAATGATCCGCTATTGCTCTGCATAAAATCTGTAGTTAGAGTACCGCTAAAGTCGCCATTAATAGCGTTTACACTCAAAAACTTTCTACTAGAAATTCCCAAGTTTTTTAATCCGTCTGAACTTGGTACAATATCTCCGTACATACGCAGTTGATTGTTTTCGCCAAGCCACAACAGCGTGTTGGATTCATACATCCGAACTTGAGATGCGTCAAACCACAACTGTCTGGCTAATCCAGTCCCCGTAGGGTCATTAGACGATATAAGCCAACGTGAGTTAGGTGCATCATAATCTACGCTTAAAGATTCTATATCAGCATCACCGTCAGCACCCAACGAATACATATTGAAAGAGCCACCAACATCTACAGAAATGCCAGAGGCGTTTAAAAGTCCATTAAAATCGCCGTTATTAAAATATCCATAATTATAACGAAGTCCATTAGAACCAATGACATAAGTATTAGTGATTTGCGGGACAATACTTCTGCTGCTAGAACCTCCAGTGCCATTGTGTTTCATTGATGCAGCGTTAGTTCTTCCAAGAGCTACCGATTGAGCAGTTCCAGTTCCAGTAGATAGGCTATTAATAAAAAAATCTGTTCCATCGTGGGAAATCTCAAGATACTCAGTATCAGCATCACCTTCCTGCCCTAAGCTGTATATTTTATAACTTCCACCATCTTCAACAACTACGCTATTGGTATTTATATTCTCCGCAACATCTAGATTAGCAACGTTTAATGTGTCTGTCGAAACTGAATAATAAAAACCTGTATTGGTAGAAAGAATAGCACCAGACGCTTCAGATATGTCTGACACAAAAGCAATTCCACTCTGCTGAATATCGCCTAAATTTTTAACATCAAAGCCTCCCAGCTTTGTCGCTCTAGGCTGAACCAGCACAGTTCCTACCGAGGGGTGCTGTCTAACACAAATGCCTATAGGAGACTGATAAAATGGTGCAGATGGAGCAACGCCTGTAAGACCGCCGGATACTGTAGGAGACAGGTAAAGCTCAGAACCTTCTGCAAAATCAGATGTAGCAACATCGTTTACTAAACCAAACGTTGTTACATATCCAAAAGAATTATTTTCTATATCGTGGGTCGCTATACCTATCACGTTAGAAGACTCGAAAGATGTAGCTATACCCAATTTTATTGTGGGGTTTGTTCCTTGAGACCCTAGCAGTATTACGGCTTGACCGTTGCTGATTGTGCTGCCAGTAGAGTTCCTAACTCTCATGTACTGTTCTTGACCTACCTGAAGGGTAATATCTGCCTCATCATTATAAACGGCTAATGCGTGACTTGCACTATCATAGAAAACTCTTCCTTCTTCATATTGAGGGGTTACGCCAAGCTTAAAATCTAAACTTTCTATTCCAGTCACATTTCCTGACCCATTAAAGTGGACAGATTTTGATGCTGGATAGGTTATAAATACTGTACTGCTGCCAGCAAGAGAAACAAGAGCGTTTGAATTACTGCTGCTGAAAACCTGATCTCTAGAAAGCGTGTTTCCCGAATAAGTCCCCTGCCCTACCTCGAAATCGGTGGTATTTTCTATAGTGTAATAAGTAGAATCGCCGTCCGATAAAACATTACCAAAATCTTGAAACGTACTAAAAGATGTAGAAAGAGATATGGTTCCAGTACCTGTTGAAACTGTTCCTTGTTTTACTCTATCTCTAAGACGAATAGCCATATCTTACCCCATATAGTTATAAAAAAAGCCAGTGGCAGCTAAGTGCCACCACCGGCTATAATTAATAATTTTGAAACAGATTAGAATGAGCCGATAAGAACTCGTCTGTTATCAAGGACAGCAAAACCTTGCTCTGCCCATCCGTAGAAGCCAGCACGTCTTTGACGATGTAGAGATTCATCTTCGTGAATTTCTAAACCAGCACGAACAGGCATTACGAAACTGTCATTGCTTGACATGTCTAGACCGACAACGATCTCAGAGTCACCAGCAGGTAGAGTTCCACCCAAATCGTTCTCATAGAACAATTCGTAGTCTTGATCTACACCAAGCTCATCTAGGTCATGTAGATTAACTTGGAAGATGCGAGTTAGAAGACCACCTTCTTTAGTGATAAGCTCACGACGAGTTACGTCATCAACTTCATCAACGCCCCAGTTGCGGATATCTTCGATACCTTCAGGACTCATGAATAGGTCGGTCAACTGACCGCGATTGATAGAGCTTGAGTTTCCACCACCATTTCTACGCATGGTGATTTTTAGCAAAGAAACCAATCTCTTAGAGAATTGAGATGCTGCTGCATCAGGATCATAAACAAGAATGTTACGATCAACACCAGCAGAAATCAATGTGTGGAATCCGTCGTCGTTCATTTTCTTTGTGAACTGTGAACGCATAACGTCCATCGCACGACCTACAACATCCCAACGTGCATCACGAGCATACTTTAGAAGCCAGTCGATAGAAGCACCGATGTCATAAGTAGGAACCATGACGTAATCGCCTTCTACGTGACGCTCTGGAATGCGTCCATGATTAGGAATTGTATAGGCTACAAAATCCTTCTCTGTTCCCGGAGCTAGGAAATCCAATGGGAATTCGCTAGTTGCACCCGGCTGAAGGTTAACCACTTCAAAGATACCTTGAAGAATGTCGCCACTCATGATACCTTTACGAAGAGGTGTTTCAAGTGCTTTAGCAAGCTCATGAACAGCAGCTAAAGACTCATTTCTATTTTTAGAACCAGATTGCATAAGGATTTCATTACTTGCCTTTGCTTGCTCTGGTGTTTGATCTTCAAAATAAGACATTTTTATCTTCTCCTAATTTTTATATTAAACGATGTTGATTTCACACTTAGCAAAGCCGTCACTATCCTTAACAGATAGCCAGCGACCTACTTGGTCACTTGTGCTTTCTTCACTTGCAGTAGTCAGAGTACCGTCAAGAGCGAAGTGAACTTGCTCTCCAACAACCGGAGTACCAGAAATTTGATCTGTTACAACTGTACCTCTGCGAAGCAAAGTAACTTTACCACCAAGCTGCATCTCATCTTTATGAGCGTTGTACTGTTGACGTGTTAGGTCAAGATTAACAACATCATTCAAAAGAAGACCAGCAGGTTCGTCTGTGTAAGCAGCTACGTCTACTACCTGAGCCAAAGAATCATCCATAGCAGCACCTGAGCCACCTGTTGAATGAACAACAATAATTCCGCGTTCTGCAACTGTGTCGCTTTTGAAAAAGCTGATATCAGTTAGATGTTCTACGCGATCACCTTTTAGAGCCATTTTATATTCTCCTAATTATTTATTTATTAGATTTGTTAACGATTGTTTGCTCGACAAAACTTCTTAGACTCGCACGAGTCGCTTCGATTTCGTCTTGCTCATTTTCTGAAGAAGGAGAATGAGTACCTGCCTGAGTTGAATCTTCATCAACGATTTCAGTAGCAGAAGTAGTATCATCTTCCGATTCGTCTGAAGCATAATTCTTGTTCATAGACTCTGCTTCTTTTTTCTTTTTATCTTTATCTTTTTTGTCTTTGTAGTGCATATCTGCAACAGTTTTAACAAAAACATCAAAAGCTTCATCATTCATCTCTGCAAAAACTTCTAGATTAGCTGCGGCATCTTCTTCTTCCATTCCAGCTTCCATCATTTTTGCTTTTCTCTCTTTTTTCTTGTCTTCTTCTTTCATCTTGTGCATTTCTGCTTCGATTTTTTCAAGAGCTTCAGACTTTTCAGCCAAACTTGTGTTTGCTGAATCTAGAGATTCTTTAGAAACGGTCAGTTCTGACTCAACACTCTCTTTACTAGCTTGCAACTCTGCGACAGATGCTTCTAGCTCTTTGATAGTTGACTCGTACTTTGAAACGTTAGCTTTAGCAAGCTGTTCTGCTAATGCTTTGTTTTCTTCTTTTACTTGAGCAAGAGCTTCTTTCAACTCTTGAATTTGATTATCAGACATATTGTTTTTCTCCATATCCGAGATAATATTATTGTTATCGCTTACACAGTCCTCTGTAGAAGAGTTTTCTTGAGCACTGGTAATGTCACTTAAAAGTTGCTTCTCTTCTATATTAGCTTTTACACCATTATCGTTTAAAAATAGACTTTTACCATCAGAAGCAAAGGAAAATACCTGACCCTTGTCAAATATGATGCTTTCACTGTTGGCTGGTCTCGCAACAAACCCCTTACCGCTGAAGGTAATATTCTTAGGTATCCTACCGATTTTATGGTCTTGATACATACCTTCTCCACCGTAAGAACGTAAAAATTGGCTCAGAAAAGCTGTCTGTTCTGTTCTGGCTACTACGTGATTATTCCCATCTGGAGATATAACACCGTAGTCAAACCCTTTAAATATACACTCCATAGAGACATATTTTTCGTTAGCCTCTATCTCGCTGATTAACTTTTCTGCTCTAGCCTTTAGTTCTGGGTCTTGCCATTGTCTATAGATAACAGAAGACACCAATAGATGGTATACTTCTGGTAACTCTTCGACTGGAGTATCTGCTGATATCTCATTGTACTCATCATCTACAGCCCAACAATCAACTATACCACCGACAAGCTGTTTTTCGTCGTGTTCTATATTTGTTGGTTTGTATTTTGGGGTACTTTTAGCTAACCATACCTGCTCTCTGTCGAATATATCGTCGTTTTTATTCCAAGACGTAGAAACTAATATAGAATGAACATGATACAAATCGTCATCTTCTATTCCTGCTACGGCTATCTGCCTTTTATCTTGCCATTTGGTTTTTTCTGTTGGGCAATCGACAATAATAGAAGCATTAGCCCTAATATTATCTTCTAGCCCCAACTTCTTTTCTGCTTCATATATCTTCATCTTATGCCTCGTATTTTTTTGTAATATAATAATAAGTTCGCATTTTTCTCATTTCTGAAACAGATAGCGATTCAGAATCAAAATCTTCTCTCGAATTGTCTAGCCAAAGATTGAACTCTGCGTGTATATTCTCGGCAGGAACCTTAACAACCTCAGAAATGATCTCAGAAGTTATTTCGTCTCCTATATTTAAATTACACAAAATTTCAAATTTTACATCTTCTAGACTATCAAATTCTTCTGAAGTCAAGTTTCTTAGAGATTTTTTACCCAAAGAAGCTAACATTAGAGGGTTTACAATATCAGATATCTTTGCCTGAGCTTCCTCTGCCCAAATCATATCTGAACCAAAACTAGCCTTTATCTTTGGCGTGAATGTTTTTTCTTGTCTCTTTTGCGTATCCTTAACATTTTTCGGTCTTCCCGGCTCTTGAACTGGAGATTCCTTTTGGCTTGGATTCCCCTTTGGTTCTTTGAGATTCACAAGAGAATCTTCTCCTTCTTTCTTTTCTTCAAGCTCCAATCCTACCTCGGACGGTGCAGACTGACCTGTTTGAAGTGCAATCTTCTTTAGTCCATAATCTTGATCTACCTGATGATAAGGACTTACCTTTTCTCGACCCTTGTTGTTTCTATCTTGAGACTCTTTGGTTAATCTAGTTTTTTCCATATCAGGATCAGCCTTCACATGACGCTGGACGAATTCATCGCTAATAATATTTCTATCAGCCATATTAAGTAGAAGTGTGGTCATTGCTGCTGGGTCTTCTAAGTGCATAATATCAAACTCTACCTGTGCGGGCTTTCTGAACCCCATCGCCTTCTGCACGATTTCTATCTGCTCTTCCCAGTGCTTTACTACTATAGCTCTTACATAGTTTAGTCTTTCTACAAGAGTTTTTAATGATATGTAATTGTTAGTTGTACCACCGGAAGCATTTCCTGTTAGTGAGGACGGAATACCTAGAGTTGAGTATATGTCTGTTAGGGCAGGCTTGTATTTTGCTTCGCCAAGATACGACTGAATATCGCTGCTTGTTTCCAGAAGCTCAATATCTGGACCCCAGACTATATCTATAGTTCCACCACCTACGTTTGCCCCAAGCATATCAGATAAAGTAGATGAAGCTATCTCGGTCGGGGCTAATTTGTGTTCTAGACTACCGATCTTCCAAACCCTAATCTTGTTCATAGCTCCATCTAAAGCGGCCTTATCTGTTAACTGTAGCCTTTGATATAGATTTAAAGCTTCAAACGCAGAGCACGAAATAGGCGTTGCCCAGCAATCCCAGTCGTCCTTTTTGTAATAATATATGTTACTTTTTTCTGGAGGCAGAATCACTTCCTTGTTTCTTTTTACTGCTTCTAAAATATCGGGCGACATCTGGTTTAATAGTCTACTTGCAGCGACTCCTTCAGCATCGTTCTTATTCGACATGTTGATGAGTCTTCTGATCTCGTTTCTTAACTTAGTTGGGATTTTTAATTTAAGTAGAGTTTCATTAGTTAGAGTCGACATTGAGCCGCCGATTGGCGAAACTAAAAGCGGGTCGATAAAACTATATCTCCAAGGAATTTCTCCCTTTTGGAATGTTTGACTATTCTTGTTTATGCTAATGTCAGCCGCAATGCTTTTTTGCATCTCTAAACGTTTAGCTTTATTTATTTTTGCGGTATACCATCTCAGTGGGACATTAGCTTCTCTAAAGAGAAGATGACCGAGACGCTCTGAGACTCTTTCACCTTCAACTTGCTTAAACCACTCTCTATAAAAACGTTCGATTCTTTTGTTAGGGTGTACGAGTCTTACACCTTGAGCACAGAAGTCGCCCATTAAATCCATAGAGTTTCTTATTATACCAACTCTTTTGTAAACGTATCTTCCAAACGCTATAGCTTCTTTGTCTGTTCTAGGTGCGGCTTGTCCCGGCCTGAACCAGTCAAAATCTCTACTGTTTAATCCCGGCTTACCATCAGCATAGTTGGTTAGACCACTAAAGTCTCTATTTTGTGCATGTATAATATTATCAGAAGCTTTAATTAAAGCACTTCCATATGCAGCAAGACTTTCTTCTCTGTTTGATTCAGAAGCCCAGCTTACGTATGCCTGTGTATTTTCTTTTTGGTGAGTTGGTATATTTTTATTCATATTCAGCTTCTAAACCTTTTTACTTGATGTTTTTTTACAGCAGCTTCCCAAGTCATTACTTCTCCTTCGTACACTACTTTATTCCTAACAAGATCACCAAGATCATCTGGACGCTTGATAGTATAAGTTTCCTCAGCCTCAACAACCTCTGGATAATGTCCAAGCTCAGTCCTTTTTGGAATATCTTTTTTAAGATTTTTTCTTAATCTAGATTTTCTTTCTATAGACCTTGCTAGACTAGGATTAATGTGTCTTCCATATTCTGGACTCCACCAAGTTACATTTTCTAACCTTTGGGTTGCATAATAAGACTGCCTGTCTGCCTCTACAGCATCCATTAGTTCGTGATTTAACAAAGCCTCATATATGTCTTCTGCGATCATTCCACCTTGCTCGCAAGGCCATTTTGCAAATTCTTTATCAGAACGCTTTAACTTCTTTTTAACAATAGCAGCAGCATCCTTGACTTTTGATTGATCACCACCCACATGATCACAGATCGCTTGAGCGGTAGCCATCGGATTTTCTATCGTATCGTCGTAATCAATAAACAACCAACGGTCATCCATATTGTCTTTTAGATACGCAATCATATCTCCTATTTCACTAATATAGCGATCTGGAGAACCTAAAAGTTTTTGCTCCGTCATAATAGTTTCATTAAGACGTAACTGACTCATTGCTACCGACTTTGGATTTCTAACACAAAAAATATATTTGTCAACTTTTTCTTGTGGTGTTCGAGGGGGTAAGCTAGACGGTGCTATAACTTTTACAGCTTTGTTTTCAAACAAGCTAAAGTCATCGTCTAGAAAAAACCCATTCATAACAACACCTTTAATTTCGTAAAACCCTCCCGGATTTAATATTTTCTGACGCTCCATACGGGTTTTTGTTAACTCGTCTGAAGTTTCTTTTTTAGGTTCAAAAAACTTTTCACCCGTAGCTTCAATTCCCAACATGTCCAACATCTGCATTGTTAAACTTGTTCCACTTCTAGGATCACCTGTTACTATAATCATTCCCATATGCTTTTCCTTTTTATTTATTTTACTCGTCTACAGGGGTCATACTTTTAAAGAATCCAGCACCGCCTACGCCGCCTTGTTTTGACCAACGGACATTGTAATATGGCCCCGTAAAGCCCCAACCACCCCCACCTCCTTTAGAAACCAAAGCATTTCTATTGGCATAGGTGACATCAACACTAAACAAGTCACGGAAGCTGTATACACCATCTAATATTGGGGTTGGTACGTAGTTACGATACGCATATAATCTCTGTCCGAATTTAACATACTTATCAGCACCCAAGGTATCATAAGCATCAATTCTACATCTTACTGCTGGAATGATATTGGTTGGGTAGGATGGGCCGCCATAAAATTCTTGAATACCAAAAGTTAAAACAAGTCTGTTTGTTGGAGATAGCGTTGTTCCTTCAGCTACATTCTCACACCAATAGTTTTTATAATAAGGGTTATCATAATCGTCAGAAACAACCTGATTGAATTGCAACTGAATTACATCGTCTTCGTTTAGTCCTCCAATATTTGGAGTGTCAAAATAGCTGCCCAAGACAACTTCGATTTTGTTTGGAAAATTTGCAAGACTAGGAATACCTGTAGAGGCAGTGAATTGTGCTCCAGTAGGCTGAGGATCAAGAAGAACAGGTACTGGGGTTCCTTTTGGAACAAACTGGATTCCTGAATTAATAATAAGGTCTGCATTTCCATCTGAGCTATATGGATTTAAGGTAACCTTTGTTATATTAGATGCGTCTATTCCGGTATAATTTGAAAAACTATCCAATCTAAAATCTAACTTCTTGATACTTGGAGGGTTATTAACAATAGAGTCAGAATTTCCATAGTAGTCTGTATTGAAATCATTAATCTGTGCTTTGTTTCCTAACCCGTCCTCCAAAACAATGTTTATGTTGGTATTTGTAACTCCAGCACCATCTATTCCGTCTAGTCTCAAGGTATCAATTCCTGATGGAGAACCAATTGTTAAATCTAATGGGTTTTCTAAGAACTCATATTCAATATATCCGCTTGACAGAATATCCAAGTCATTTTGAAACGATATTGTACCATTAGAAGAATTGACTCGCAATATAAGTCTATTAAACGTCAAAACTTGACCTGAAGTAATCTCTCCGCTCAGTGTTCTAACATAGGTTGGGGCATTTGCATACGGGTCTCCATTTCCATCTAAAACTGTTATCCCAACCCCTGTTGACAAAACATTAACTCCGCTTGTACCCGCACCTTCATCAAGAACTAAAAGTGTTTGGCTTACTGTAGCATCATCCAAGAAAACCAAAGAAACATCACCAAACAGATACCCGTCTTGCATATCAAATGCAGAAAGTTTTCCCGGTTGGTCTGGATAGCTCGATTGATTCAAAACTGCTCGCTCGTAAACCACAACTGAGTTTGTATCGGTTGCTCCAGCGGTTTTAAGAGGTATTACTGTATCTTTAATTCCACTAGAAGAACCTTCTGGCACTTCGTATATAGCTGTCAGCCTTCCATATTTGGAGCAAGGAGGAACTCCTACCTGCTTTCCATTTTCTGGATTCCACCAGCTTGGAGTTTCGTGTGAACCAGAACCAGCGTTTAGTTGCCAGTCGATAGCATACGCTTGATTGTGCGGGGTTGCAGAATCAACTTCTACTCCAGTAAATATATAGCTGATTTGTCTAGAATATCTTGTCTGATCTTGACTACTGTCATTGTTCGCTAGTTCTTCCGACAAGGCGATTCCCGTTAAAGGAAGAATCGGTGTTGTGGTTTTTGGTTCGGCATTTGGGCCAAGATTAGAGCCACTAAGGTTAACAAAAACGCCGTTATATCCACCAGCGTCAAGAGTGGCCTGATTTCCAGTTCCCTCCCAACACTTTTCTACATCGGCACTGATATTGAAAGTGACAACATCGTACACTCCCACATTACCAGAAGCTCTAAACATCCCCTGATACTGAACTGAGGGATTGCTCACGCAATAATTACCATGCGATTGCTGAACGCACTTGCACTTACATTTATCTTTTGTCATTTTATTATTTCCCTTGTAAGGATTTTTGTTTGATATTAATACCTATTGGTTATTACACCAATACCTATTGATTTCTGCGAATTATTTTTACGACACTAGGGGTGTACGAAGAAGCCCAAGATTGCCCTTTGTACATGTCCTCTACCTTCTCTTTTTTCTTGCCACCGATTGCTGTGGCGACCCTTCCAACCACGCTATATGCGGGGTTTGGGATTTCCCTGTGCATTGTTCTAGCTATTTGATTTGCTATTATCAAAGCACTATAGCGGTCTTTTCTCATTCTGCCCTTTTTTCCAGTTCCTAGTTTTATCTCTGGTGTGTCAAATTTTTCACGCCCAGATGCTGTTCGGCTCACCATTATGGTAGAGAGTTCCATTTTCAGTTCTTCAATATCCATCACAACATCTTCCATCGTGTCATACAATTTAAGTGCTGCACTATCTCCAATTTGTTCCTTTAACTTTTTAAATTTCATCTCATCTTGTTTTGAAATCATTGCTAAGGTCAACTGGTCAAATCTAGGAAACAGAATAAATCTATCTTCCATGTCTTTTCTTAGTCCATGATTTGCTTTGGACACCCATTCCGCACTAGCGAACTGAACCAATTCCAAGATGTGAAGTCCCGGCAACCTATCTGTATCTTTTTCTTTGTCCTCAATGATAGGTAAAATAGCCACCTCATTCAAACTTGCATCCATTTTATCAGGGTCTCTCAAACCTTCTGCAATTTGATATCCACCACCTTGAGCATCAATTCCAATCTTAACACACGGAAATACCTGCATCAAGTCTCGTATCTTTCTTACCACAAAACTATAATAATCATGTACTTCTGTTAAGCCAAGCTTTTTTCTTGTTTGAAAGTCTTTTTTGTTGGTTGTCCAAGAATAAACAACTCTTTGGTGGTTTGGATGAAGTTCCATTACAATCAGAGCTAGATTATCAACCTCACTAGCGGGGTCAATTCCAAAAACATATTGCTTGTTTTGGTTTCCTCTTGTTACCGCATCAAATGGCTGACTGCATATATTTGCAGGCCAATGGTCTTTTGATATATTTTTTTCGCTTGCTACGCAAGCCTCGATCATAGTTCTTCTAAAGAAACCTTGCGAATCTTTCGCAAAGCAAGCACCGTATTCCATTAAATAAATACCATTGTGCATCGTTGCACGAGATCGACTAACCTGCTGATCGTCCATAAAGCCTTCTGGTATTAGCTCGTAAGGCATCCTAATAATACTAAACTCGTTATGGTTTAGTCTTCTCATGTAATCTGGTATCTCTGTAGCGGTATCGGAATCATCTTTGTCGCCAGTAATCTTTGACATGTCACCACCGCTTTTGATGGTAGCTTTGTATTTTCTATGATAATCTGCGTAAGGCTCAAAGTCATAACCAGCGGTTCCAGAAAGAATAGATTGGTTTTTGTGACGCTCTTGATATGTTTCTTCTTTTTGTTCGCTCCATTCACCAGCAGCTTTCATAGCCTTTCTTTTAGCAGCATCCTTTACGTTTCCAACAGGGTCTTTAGAAACAGCAGCAAAACCAGCAACAACCGTTTCGTAAATCTCTACAGGAATAGAGTTGAATTCGTCTGCAATAATAGTGTGAGCACGAAGACCACGAATCTTGCTTCCATCACCCAAAGGAACAGCTATAGTCCAGCTATCATTAACCTTTAGAGTACATCTGTCAACATCTCTTCTTGGACCACTTGCGTCACTACAAAGACTTCTGAATATAGGTGCGTTTTTCCATATTACATCCATGTACTCAAAGATAACCTTGGACTGTCTAAAAGCAGCACCAACAATAACAATCTTAGAGCCCGGAACCAACAAGCATCGCAAACTAGCGTATACGGCAAGCAAAAATGATTTACCAAAACCACGACTAGCTATGTACATAGGAAAAGACTTGCTCCAAAGCTCCTGTAGAATAACTACTTGCTCTGGCAGCAAATCTATATTTAAAAGATGCTTGACAGTCCAGTTAAGATAGCGTGGATCACGCATCTTTTTTAGAACATGTAAGTGAAAATTGTTTTGAGACCACTCGTCATTTGTAAGCAATGGGTTTTCCATTCCTTTGATATCAGATTCTTTAAGCCTCAGCCAGCTATAATCATAGTCCTCAACGTTGTATTTCATATGCTTTCTTCATTATTCTGTAGGCGACCTGTTCTGCTTTCATGGCGTTATCACAAGCTATAACATGAATGTTGTAATCGTTTCTTGCTGTGTTGATAACCTTTCTAATATACTTAGCAGGTATTCTTAACTTGTTGCGAACGTGTTTTGGCACTTTGGCAGACTTAGGATATGTGTTTACATCGTTCCAAGAAAATTCAAAAAGAATAAAGGCGTGCTTGACTTTCGACATTCTTTCCATGCACTTCTGCCATCTCTTTTCGATGCAGTTGTGTGCAAACTCGTCAATAGAAGCCTTTCGCTCTATACATACATAATCTTCTAGTCCCTCGACTGTATAATCACCTATGTTTACTTTTGATATGATTGTTCCGTTGCAATATGCGTCTTCGGCATAAGACCAACCCCAATCTGTTTTTTCTCTTGTATCTCTGATTACTGTAAATTTATCATCCATTGGGTCGTTTCCCTTTGTTGTACTTTTTAATTTTCTCGATCATCTGCCACTCTAACAACTTATAGAAAAACGCTTCGTAATCATGCTCTTTTCCTTTTATTGAATCGTGGCATTTTCTACATAAAGTAATTCCATTCGCTTGAACAAATCTTAATGCGGGATACTTTGCCCATGTCTTTATGTGGTGAACTTGGATTTGCTTGTTTGACAAACATCCCGGCCACTGACATCTATACGAATCACGCTTCTTTATGTCTTCTCGCCATTTCCTGTACTGGGGATTATTAAAATCTCTAGAACTTCTGATCCTGTTTATTTTTTTCTTATATTTAAAGTAATCTCTTTTGCTATAAGGTTTTTTCTTTGCCCGTCTCTTTCTTCTCTTTGCCATTTAAATCGCTCCGAACCATTCTTTTAACAAGTTGTTTAAAGTCTATCTTAGGATACCAGTTTAGCTTGGTATTAGCCTTAGATGGGTCTCCGCATAAAAATTCAACTTCTGCGGGGCGATAAAATTTTGGGTCGATAACGATAAAGTCTTTATAATTGGTAATACCGATTTCATGGAAAGCCTCTTTTAAAAAGTCTCGAACTGAATTAGTTTCTCCTGTGGCTATCACATAATCGTCTGGAACATCTTGTTGAAGCATTTTGTGCATAGCTTCTACATAGTCTTGTGCATGACCCCAATCGCGATAAGCGTCTAGGTTGCCTAGTCGAAGTTTGGGAAAACCCTCTTTGTCCATAAGGGAGTTATAAAGCATGTTTTCATCGTCAATATCATCAATATCGTCGTAAATTTGCATCCGAGCATCGCTAAGTTCCTCTTGTAGAATTTGTCCCAATTCGTTTGTTGGATTCCTCCATTTCACAAACTCCCCAATCCACTTGGTAATCTTGCGAGTAACAAAGTTCTCACCTCGTCGCTCAGATTCGTGATTAAAGAGAATACCGCAGCTTGCGTGAATACCATAAGCCTCTCGGTATATTCTAACCTGATGATGTGCTGCGAGCTTTGCTACGCCGTATGGAGACTGAGGCATAAATGCGGTATTGTCTCCTTGCATACGAAGATCAATAAAAGCATCGTTTTTAAGACAAGTTACTTTGTCGCTGTTTTTGCCAAACATTTCGCTGGTGGAAGCCTGATAGAATCTAGTTTCTGGACTATATCTTCTGATAGCCTCCAGAAAATAAGTCGGCCCAAGTGCGTTGACTTGGAAGGTATAGTCTGGTTGCTCAAAAGAAGTTCCGACATGTGACTGTGCCGCCAGATTGTATATTTCATCTGGTCGCCACGTTTCTACTAAAGAATACACCGAATTTGCATCAGAAACTTCTCCTTCGACAAATTTAAAGTTTTCGTGTCCTAATACATTAACCAGTCGAGAATTAGACTCTTTTGAAACGCTACTTCTTCTGGCAACTCCTATTACTAAATAATTCTTGCTCAAAAGCAACTCTGCCAAATAAGAACCGTCTTGACCAGTAACTCCAGTAATAAGTGCGGTTTTTTTGATATTAGTCATTTTCTGCCATCCTATCATAGTATGTATTATCTTGTTTTTTATTAAGTAGAATAAGGGTTTCCATCAAGACTTCTTTAGCAAAATCTGAAGAGTAATATTTGGAAACGAAGTCTTTTCCGGCCTGCACAATGTCATTTTCAGCTTGTGGGTTGTTCTTTAGGTATTCATATGCTATACTTAGGTCTTCTATATCTACTTCTAGGAAGTGTTTACAGGGATTTAAGAGATAGTAAAACCATTCCTTCCAGTCGTGCCTTTTGTTGCGTATTTTGATTGGAACACAGTTCGACTGCATCTGCCAAGGCAATCTAGCCCAAGCACACGTATGTCCGTCGACGCATAGTTGATACCTGAATTTTAGCTGTTCTTGGATCGAGAGCTTTTGCTCTGAATTGACAACATACTTTTTAATGTTCTCTATTCCTTGGTTCGGCATCATTTTTGCTATTTCTAAAATAGTGTTTTCAAATCTCTCTTCTCCGTTCTCCATTTTTGGCGGTCTAACAAGCCTTAGACACATTGAATTTTCGTCCCATTCAATCAGTTCTTTTAAAAGTTGAATTCTAACATTGTTGCCTATATCATTTGATGTGTTTCCAGTAAGAGAACCCGCAAAGCAAACAGAAGGACTCTTTTTGTGGGTTGGCGAATCAATAGCATTGACCACATGAATTTCTGGAGAATCTAACATATTGTTTAGACTAGGCATTAAAATATTGTTAGAAAAAGATGTTTTGCTAAAAACAAGACATGGTATTTCTTGAAGTGGGGTGTTGGACGTATCTGAAAAACAAACAGGAATCGTAAGGTCTAGGTCTTTTAATTTTCCCGGATATAATTTATTTATTTCATACATCCACGCTGCCAAGCTAGAGCTTCTAGCCTCGACTAGAAATCGTTCGTTCTCTGGTTTTTTTAAAACTAGAACTTCATCTCTTTTGAATCTGAGAATCATGTCACTATCGCCAAGCTGATAGTTCTTTACTATATAGTCGGTTGAGTAGTTTTTAAATGTAGATGTTTCGCTTTCGATTATTTGGCGAACTTCTGTTGGTAAACTCATTAATTTTCCTCGTCCATTACTGTGTCTGTGTTTAAAAGAGGCTGGTCTACCTCTCCATCCTCGTATTCGTGGAAGTCTGCCAATCTTTCGCGTGCTTTGTCGGCGGCGATAGCTTGAACCTCCATATCGTATCCTTCTCGTTCCTTTGCTTCTAGCGTATCTAGTTGTCGCATCCAAAGGCTAAAGTTTGTTTTGGCATCGTCGGCAACACGCTTTCTTTGTTCACGAGTACCTTTTAGGTCTTTTAGATAGCGTTCTTTTTTTGTTAGAAGTTTTTCGTGCTCGTTGATATAGCTAGATTTGCTGCCGATCAAAGCTCCAAGTTGAGTTTGAAACATAGCGATTGCACCAACATCTTGAAGTTCTTCAGGTTTATCCATTTCGACATCTATAAGGTTTGTCATGACATCTATTTGCTCCATGATCTGTTGGCGATCTTCCATAGAGCGATTGATAAGAATCTCAGTTCTGATTACTTCAAGAATCTGCATTTCTTCGGTGTGAGTTACATCTTCGTTGAACTGCTTGTAAAAGTCAATCCAGTTGTGTTCAAAGAATATAATCTCGGCATCGGAGAATTGACGTTTGAGTTCATGAAAATAGTATTTCGTTCGTAAAGTAGATAGAAGGTGTTCGTCATCGGTTAGATCGCGAGCCTTTAGGTTTTCTTTGTCTATGAACTTTTTGACCGGGGAAACGGTTCTGTTTAGATTGTTGGCGATTTCTTCCAACGGCAGGTCAAAACAGTTTTGGCGTATGTAGTTCATTTCTTCGTTTGATAGCTTACCACGTTTTCTCGTCAATGCCGTTCTCCTTTAGTATTTGTAATATGGATTCCATTAGCTTTTCTCGTTTGACTTTTGGAATCTTTATTTTGTTTGCGAACTTGATCCATTCGGGACGTTGAGATATAGGAATGTTTTTGTCTATGAGTTTATAAATTTCGCTGGCAAACAAACCTTCTTCTTGGGAAAATTTTTGCTCTTGCTGAACATCTGCATTGCTAACTGTGTTGCTTGCTACAAGAGTTTTCTTTTTTTCGTTTCTTCTGTGCCATCTGTAAAAGTATTCGCAGTCTGTTTTCTTGGAATACTTTACACATTCGTTTTTCTTGTATGCGTCGAGCGGACAATTAAAACATGGTTTGTCTGGGCGAGCATAGTTGTCGCGTTTAAAATTATGAAGGCGGTTTCTAGCATGTATCCATAAAAAACTATCTAGTGTATTTCCTTTTTCGGGATCAAACTTTTCGAGAATTGTAACGCCGTTTTTGTCGGGCTTTAAAATTTCTAGGAAAATTTGCTGCTTCATATCTTCGACTTCGTGATAGCCGAATCTAAACTTCTTAGCTATTCGGGTCGCTATTCTCTCGAAGACTTCTAGAACTTCCGTCTCCGTGTACCCCTTGGGTAGTTTCATGGGTTGCCTCACATGTTATTTCGGCTTCAAAATCGTGCATTATTAGTGTTGCTACTGCTCCTTCGACATCTACATCAACATGAGCAGATATTACACCCTCTACAAGCTCGCCAGTTTCTGCGTTGATAACTTTTGAGTCTACAGGGTTTCCGTTGGCGAATATCTTAACCTTCATCTTGAGTTTCCTCTTCGGTTGATGAAGTAGATAGAAGTTCATTCATTGAAGGCTTGGGTTCGTTGCTGGCTTTTGCGGATTCAATTTGGGCTTCTATTTCTTCTTTTAGTTCGGGACTTTCTTTGGCTACAAGCACAGATTTTTTAATTTCGTGATGGTGTCTCATTTTTTCTCCATTTTGTTTACAAAAGTTGTCGTTTCAGACTATATAATATTATATGCGTAACAGGCTACTTTTTTTGCAGAGGTTTTGAAAAATGAATATAAAATGGACAGATGCCGAGAAGAAATACATTCGCGATAATGCACATCGTTTGAAAATGCGGCAAAAGCTAGGTGTCAAAAAGCAGAGTGGTCGTGGAATATGCAAGATTGAACCCAAAAAAGATGATACTCAACATTTTATTAAATGATGGGAAAAGTGGTCATTTGAAAATATAGATGGCCGTTTTTTTTGAAATAAAAGTGGTCATTTGATTTTTGATTGGTGAGTTGTGTGAAGACCACCTTCGGATTTACGGTACGCCATACAAAAATCCAAAAATATTGAAAAAACCCCACCCTCTAACCTAATATATGCTGATCCCGGCCCAGATTTTACGTAAACCCTTGATATATAAGGACTTACGACGAAAAAAAGTGCAAAAAAAGTTTTTTAATTATTTCGGGAAAAATCGGCTGATTTTACTGGATTAGGCTTGAACTGTTTGCCGATATCTGTATAATAGAAGCATAAGAAGTTAAGAGACTTCAAAACATTTTCCCCGATCTTGAAAGGATCACAATCATGAGCAAGTTCATCACCCTTACCAAACCTGTTACCGTTCCTGCCGCTGACCTATTCAGCAAGCCGGTTGTTCTGCCTGCTGGAAAGCGGTTCAAGATTACTGACCGCGATGGGATTGCCATTGATGGTAAAACCATCTTCAAGCGGATGGCTATCGTCGATGGCCGGTTTGTCGATCTGGAAATTCCAGTCGATGGAGTTACCAAGAAAAGTTTGGAAAACTTTGAAATTAACTAGGGAAAGTGACCTAACGTGTCCCACTAGTATGCGATAATACTAGTATAAGAAGTTAACAACAACACCCGATCTTGAAAGGATCAACATTATGAAAACTCAAACCAAATACTTAGAGATGTTCGAAATCTTCGATTGTGACTCACACGATCACAGACCATTGGCACAGTTGCCGAATATGCGTGACGCTATGAACTTCGTTCGTGGTACTAGCATGGATTTACAAATCGAATCACGCTTCGTTGATGTAGATACTTTCTACCGATGCGTACACGCCGATTTGGTTAAGGATGGCGAAACCAAGGTTTCGATGCAGTACCTTGAAGCAGTTCGCAAACTAGCGGTTGCGTTGTCCGATGTTATGAAATACAACTAAACGGCAAGTGCAATCGGATTGCATATGGGAAATCTCATATATGGGAATAATCCGATATGAGAGCCCGGCCCCGATTTGTCGTAACTCCTTATACAGCAACGACTTACGGCAAAAAAAAGTACAAAATAATTATTTTATTTATTTCTGGAAAAATCACCAAAATAGACTGGATTAGACTTGAACCATCTGCCGATAACTGTATAATAAGGACATAAGAAGTTAAGACAGTTTTCTTGATCTTGAAAGGATCGGCCATGTTTTCTAAATTCGACGTTTCCGTTTCTGTTTGTGAAACTCCTGCCCATCAGCCCACTGCGGCTGATCTTGCCGAATATCAAGAATGGCAGGAGCAGCAGGAGCGTGACGCTGCCGCTCGTCGTCTTATGGATATGATGGACGGTTTGCAGCAGGACGAAGGCCACTCCCTTGATTTTGGATTGCATCGGTAGTTGCAATCGGTTTGCGTTTATTTTTTTTCTCTGTTTAGGATTTTATTATGTTTCACTGTGATTATTGCGACGATTCTGTTTCTCTCTCATCTCAGGTTTGCACCGATTGCGGTGAACCTCTCGTCGACAATCCGTGTATTGTCGAATACGACTACGACGACCATGATGGTCAACCCGATGAACTCCAAGAGTGGAGTGATTTCGACCCTGATTGCTAGATGCAATCGGTTTGCGTTTACATGTACTACCTGATCTATGTTGTTGTGCGTGTACATTGATATATGGGAATAATCCGATATGAGGGCCCGGCCCAGAATTTTCGTAAGTCCTTGATACATAAGGAGTTACGTCAAAAAAAAGTGCAAAATAAATTCTTCGAAAAAACCCAGATTTTGATTTTAGGTGGACACATGGTAAATGTGAATTGTCTTCCCCATCGGCATTTTACCTCGGTTTTTACCGTGTGAAAAAAACCTTTCCCCAGTCGGCCATTTTCGACGTAAGTACCTGTGATATATAGACTTACGGCGACGATTTGACTCTCTCGGTATAATTAAGTGAAAGAAAGAAAAAAGGAAATTAAAACTATGAAAACAATCTTCAACCTAATCATCGAACTGACTAAAGCATTTTGTGAGGATATTAACAAAGTCCGAAAAGATAGAATTAATTTCTAAAAAGATCGGCAAATTGACCAAAGGTGTCACTACGATAGACGATAATATATATATGAGAAAGATTCAGCAAGCAGAAAGAAAGATTATGAAAAACACAACAAGAAAAATTGGCGATGAGGTTTTGGTAAACGGGTTTTGGGTAGTGATCGTCGAGCTATTCGATGACGGATACGCCTTTGTGATGGATCAAGACGGAGAAGAATTCGAAGTTTTTTTGAATTAAACTTGAGAAAGTGACCTAACGTGTCACACCAATAGACGATAATAATAATATAACAAGTTAACCGATCACTGAAAGGATCAAACATGAATATCAAACTTGCAGGACATGGTTCGCTCTGCTAAAATCTTAAACAAGCCAAGAAAGGTTAGTGAGATTGACGCAAGCAACTATATTGCGAACTACGGTTCTGCTGCCGAATAGGGTTTAACCCGCAAGCGTAGCCTAGTCGCTACCATAGCTGGCGAGCTATTCCAAGATACGCATTTTTATTTTTACTCGATCTTGAAAGGAAAGTAATTTGATTGCAACGCGAATAAGTTTATCCAACGGTCTCACACTTGAGATCAATCAGTTTTCGACTCACGGCTCAATGCGTGTGATCAACTTTGAAGGCGTAATTATCGCTTCTCATAGTTGGCAAAACTCAAACAAGTCGTACAAGCGACAACTAGTGAAACGATACGAATCGTTGACCATCGTTTCAAAACGATAACTACATTTTTTTACTCGATCTCGAAAGGATCAAACATTATGGATGAAATCATCCAAGAAATTCTAGCAGAAATCGACGAACAGGGGTTCGAAGATTTCGAAGATTGGTTCGGCCAATCTGAATTCAAAACGAGTAGCATGGTGCTACTGGTTGTGGCTACTCATTTTTGGGAAGCTAATTCATGGGCGTTTGCCGACATGTTCAAATTTGAAGATGTGGTTTCGGCGGTCGATCACCTACTTAGCTCTAACGTGTAATCCATGCCGATGGGTGAGGGTAATCCCAAGGGAAAAGCCGCGAGCGGCTCTCGCCCATCGGTTGACCACCTACTATGTTCGAAAGGATATTAGATGATTTTAGTTTATTGCATAATGTATGCAAGTGCGTGCCTTATACTTGTAGACATGTGGCGATGCGTGCGTTAATCACTTGCAATTGAATTGCATATAGGAAATTTCATATATGGGAATTTTCCGATATGGGGCCCGGCCCAGATTTTCCGTAAACCCTTGACACTAAAGAACTTACGGCAAAATAAAGTAGGAAATAAATATCCGTCTTTTTTGGAAAATAAGTCGGCCAATTGACCTAACGTGTCCCTATACTATGCGATAATATAGATATAAGAAGTTAAGAAAGAAAGGTAACTATGACTGATTTAAATGTTTACATCTCACTCGGCATTGTGCTATCTGTGATAGCTGGAATTATTTCCCACTATTTTTCAGAATAGGCTTGACAAACATCTTAACGTGTGGTACAATTACATATATGAAAAAGAAAGATAACAACATGAAAAAAGCATTCGTATTCGATTTTGATGACACCCTTGCAACAACTGATTGCAAAGTTTTGGTTCGCAGTACCATTAACAAAATGGTGGGCAGACGACTCACACCGGCAGAGTTTAACACTTACGAGCCGACCAAGTTCGTCTACTTTGATTTTTCAGAGTTCGCATCTGCTGAATTTATTCACAATGCAAACCCAACCAAGTTGATCGACTTCGCTAAAGAGGTTCACGACGAAGGGCATAGCGTTTACGTTCTTACTGCAAGAGCAGACAACGTAGCCGATGCGATTACTGATTGGCTTTGTGGTTTTGATGTTCAGCCTGTTAAGGTTTTCGGTGTTGGTCGCGATGATAAGAAATGCGACATTGCAGCAGAAAAGAAAAAGGTTTTGGCTACCTTAAATCAAGTGTTCGACGTGGTTTACTTCTACGACGATGACCAACACAATATTGATCTTGCCAACCAAATCGGTATCAAGACATACTTAGTTTAGAAAGAGGGTTGAAATTATGGAAGACTGGACAGACTTGCTTGCGTCACTTATGGGTGGTATGACACAAGAAGATATGAAAAAGATTTCGCGGGAAGACGTAGAAGCGATTGGCTTGATTATTGAAATGGCTGAAAGAGATTACGAGAATCACCAAAAGAAAGAAAAGAAAAATGAAAGTTGAAATTACTGCTGAAGTTGACGTTGAAGAAATGATAAAGACTACAAACCAAGCTTTGCAAAAGATGCTAGACAACCAACTGAAAGACTGTTTCATGAAATCTGTTATAATAGCGACATTAGCTCAAAACGAACATCTCCTTAAAACGATGAAAACGGAACCTTATTAAAATGACTCAAATCAACCTACACGCCTACCGTATTGAATACGCCGAGGAATACGCCAAATTCAAGAATGGCGAAATCACCCTAGAGCAATGGCATGAGTATTGTTCGAATTGCCTCTCCGAAATCTTGGATGAAAACGGAACCTTATTAAAATGATTACAGTACCAACAGTTATATCTTTATTTTTATTGGCGGGTTTGATATTCTTTGCGTTCGTTACGTTGTTTGAATGTTAAAGGTGTACAAGCTAAATTAGACTGGTGAGCACCTGCAATTGATTTGCATATAGATATATCGGCAAAATCCGATATGAGGGCCGGGCCCCGATTTGTCGTAAGTCCTT